TGAAAAAATTCTTTCTTTATTAGATAAAGATGCAGACCGCCGTAAAGAATACAAAGCGGTTCAGAAAAAAATGCGCGAAGAAGTTGAACTTGAAGAAGCAAAGAAAACTATTTCACAAAAAACAATTACAAGAGCTCTTCAAGGTATGAAGGTTAAACCGAAAGGTGAAGTTTCCTTAAAAAAAGCTCCTTGGGATAAAAAAGAAGAAACTGAGATTGATGAGGAATTAAACGAAAAATTTAAAACTGGTATGGTAAAACTTAAGGACGGTTCTTCTGTTATTTTAAAAAAGCAAGATACCGATCTTTTAAACCAAATGTTCAAAGATCTTTCTTCCGCAAACCGTAAAAAAATGCAAAATACTGCAATGGCAGACAAAGTAGGGTTTGAAGAAATTCTTGGTTTTGCAAGAGAAGCAATGTAATATGGCTTGGGTAGTAGTTCCAGGATCAAATAATATATGGGAATATGATAATGCCGCATCTGCCGCGGATACATATTTAGATGCGAATGGAACTACAGCAGCTGGTGTTCGAACATTCACAACTCCTCTTGGAAACGTACAAAGAACGTATGTTAAAGTTAGAAAAGCTGGAGAAACTATTGAGCGCGGCGAATTATCTAAAAACTATTACGATGCTAAAGTATAAATAAGAGATACAAAGAGGAGTTATATACATGAAGTTAATTACTGAAGTATTCAACGAAGATTGCGAGGTTGTCACAGAAGCAACTGAAAACGGTAAGAAGAATTACTTCATTGAAGGTATCTTCATGCAAGGCGATATGAAAAATCGTAACGGTCGCATATATCCTTCTACCATTCTTGAAAAAGAAATGAATAGGTACCAAAAAACGTTTATTGAGACAAAAAGAGCTCTTGGCGAATTGGGACATCCTGACGGTCCGCAAATTAACGGTGATAGAGTTTCACATCTTATTACTGAAATGAAGCAAGAAGGATCAAACTTTATTGGAAAGGCAAAAATTTTGTCAACTCCAATGGGCGAAATTGTCAAAACTTTCGTAGACGAAGGTGTAAGGGTTGGCGTTTCCACGCGCGGTCTAGGTTCTGTGAAACCTACTAAAGACGGCGTAATGGAAGTGCAAGACGACTTTCATTTAGCAACTGTTGATATTGTGACAGATCCATCTGGGCCTGATTGTTTTGTAAATGGCATAATGGAAAACACGGAATATTATTATGATATTGCCGCTGGAACTTGGCGTCAACACGCTGTTCAACAGGTTGTTGAGGAGATAGTTCAAGAAGTGAAAAGGGAATATAAGAAAACTGTTAGAGTAATTGACGAATCACACGCGGCAAAGCTCTTTGAGAAATTCCTTACTTCTCTGAAAAATTAAAAATTATAAATATGGATTATAATATAACACGAATCCAATTAAGAGGAGAGTAAATATGTCAGAATTAGAAGAAAAATTCGTTGCTGACGACGGCGTTTCCGAGGTTCCAGAACCAACGGTAGCGGCAGGCGGCGAAATTAAAAAGAAAAAAGCTGATGTTAAAAAGAAAGTAGATCCTAAAGCGGATACTGTAGAAACGCCACCTATGTCAGAAGAAGCTGACGACGTTGATGCAGTAGAAGTCGTAGAAACTACAGATGTTGTAGAAGAAGTTGTATCTGTTGAAGAGTCTATTGCTTCAATGTTTGAAGGTACAGATCTTTCTGAAGAATTCAAATCTAAAGTATCATTAGTTTTTGAAACAGCTGTCAGAGAAGCAACAAACACAAAAGTAAACGAAGCTGTTACAGCTCTTGAAGAAGAGTTTGATAACAAGCTAGTTGAAACTGTTAATGAAGCTATAGAAGAAATTACCGAAAACCTAGACTCGTATCTCGACTATGTTGTTGAACAGTGGATGGAAGAAAATAAAGTGGCTGTAGAGTCTGGCATTAAAGTAGAAATGGCAGAATCATTAATGGACGGCCTAAGAGATATTTTCTCCAGTCACAACATCGATATTGATGAAGAAACGGTTGATGTGGTTGCTGGGTTAGAAGAACAAGTTGATGAACTTCAAAAACAAACAAACGAAACCATCAACGAAAATATTTCCCTTGCAAAGGAAATAGCCAGTCTCAAAGCTGAAAAAGTTTTTGATGATATTTCAGAAGGACTTACTGTCTCTCAGAAAGAAAGATTAAAATCTTTGTCAGAAAAGCTTGATTATGACGACATTCAAGCATATGAGACAGACCTTGGTACCCTTAAGGAATCGTTCTTTAAAACTAAAAAGGCACAGGTAATAAGCGAAGAAACAGAAGACGAAGTTCTTACTGAAGAAACTGAAACGAAAAAACCAGTTTCTCAATATTCTTCGGTTTCTGCAATCGTTGAAGCCATCAATAGTAAACAAAAGTGAAAATAAACAAATTATAAATACCACTATAGTTAAAACAAACAGGGATAGGAGTGACAAAAATGAGTCAATCTAGCAGAACATTAGTTGAAAAGTGGGGACCTCTTCTTGAGCACTCATCTTTCGCAGCAATCAAAGACGAGCACAGAAAAGCAGTAACTGCTACTCTTCTCGAAAACACAGAAAAGGCACTTGTAGAAAGTGGTGATCAGTCAATTAATATGACTTCGCTTTTACAAGAAGCTCCAACAAACGCAGCTGGAACTGGCGGATTTGGTTCCGGTGCTGCAACTCCAACAGCAGGTTATGACCCAGTTCTAATCAGCTTGGTTCGCCGTTCTATGCCAAACTTGATGGCATATGACATTGCTGGTGTACAGCCAATGACAGGTCCAACAGGTCTTATCTTTGCAATGCGTTCTAACTTGAATGCAATGTCAGGTAACACTGCACAGGAAGCTTTCTATAACGAAGCTGACACAGATTTCTCAGGTACTGGTACACACGGTCCTGCTGCAACTGGTGCAGGCGCAACAGCACCAGCTGGTACAGGTCTTGCAACTGGCGATGCTGAAGCTCTTGGCGACGGTAACGGAACAAACTTCGCAGAAATGGCACTTGCTATTGAAAAAGTAACTGTTGCTGCGAAAAGCAGAGCGTTGAAAGCAGAATACACAACTGAGCTTGCTCAGGATCTTCGCGCTGTTCACGGTCTCGATGCAGAAACAGAACTCGCAAACATTCTTCAGTCTGAAATCCTTGCGGAAATCAACCGTGAAGTTGTTCGTACAATCTATAACACTGCTGTAACAGGTGCTGCGGCAACTGCATCAGCCGGTGTATTCGATCTTGATGTTGATGCAAACGGCCGGTGGTCAGTTGAGAAATTCAAAGGATTGATGTTCCAAGTTGAAATCGAAGCCAACGCGATTGCAAAAGCAACTCGTCGCGGTAAAGGTAACATCGTTATCTGTTCTTCCGATGTTGCATCGGCACTTCAGATGTCTGGTGTTCTTGATTATACTCCAGCTCTTAACAGCAACGCGCTTAACGTTGATGATACAGGCAATACATTCGCAGGTATCTTGAACGGTCGTTATAGAGTATATATCGATCCATATGCAGGTAGCAACTATATGGTTGTAGGTTATAAAGGTTCTTCTGCATTCGACGCAGGTCTCTTCTATTGCCCATATGTACCATTGCAAATGTACCGCGCAGTTGGTGAAAACAGCTTCCAGCCAAAAATCGGGTTCAAAACTCGTTACGGCATGGTTGCTAACCCATTTGCACATGGCGGATCACGTAGCGAAGGTGCTCTTACAGATAATAGCAACGTTTACTACCGCAGAGTTCGCGTAAGCAACTTGTTCTAATAAAAAAAAGAAGAGGGGATAAAACCCCTCCTCACACGCTCTTTAATGAGTATTTGGGAGATCTTCGGATCTCCCTTTTTTTATTTGTAACTTTATTCTTAACCGCTGTTAGTAATTATATCAGCCCTAGTTTGACCTCTATTTAAAAAATACGGATCTAAATTTAGTTTTTCTGCAAGGTCGACTGCTTGCTTTTTAGTAACACAGGTTGTTATAGCTTTGCCACCTAAAATTATTTGCCATATTTTCTCGCCACGAGTAGAACTACGTTTTGTTTCTAATACAGTAAAATCGTTTGTTTTTTTGTGATCCATTGTTTTTTCTTTCTTGTTTCTTAAAGATTAAATCTGTTTCCAGGCCTATAAAAGTTTTTTTGATTGTGAATGCGGCCTAACAGCTCATTTATTTCTCTTAACTTGGCTTCAATCGATTGAACACGGTGCGTTTCCTTTTCCTTAAGAATGTTTAAATTGCGCATTTGAACCCTTAAAGACTTTTCAATTAGTTCAATATCTTTTACAGATAAATTAAATTGCGTATTTGGTTTCATTTTAATATATTTACAATCTTATTCATTCTTTATGTTTCTTTATTTTCAATTCTGTTTGAAATTGGCGCCATCACGGCTTCTGCAAACCCCATGAATTCTTCATTACGAGCAGCTTCTTCCATAATACTTGACGCATGAAAAATGCGCGCTAATTTATTAAAGTCTTTCTTTGGGACATTTACATTTTCAAGAATAGCTTCAGCAATTTCTTTTTGTAAATCCTTTTCTGCAGAAATTCGAGTCATTGAGTCTGACATTTCTCGCAAAGCATTTTGAATAACTTTTCGATCATGATCTGTAATTGTTGAAGGGAGTGCCTGCGGTGTTTGTATATTCATAATGTTCCTTCTTCTCTCATTTGTTTTCTTATTTTAGTTGCGCTTATATTATGTATTTTATCACCAAGATCGTGTTCTGTCAAGGTATATCCTACGCCACGTCCATAACTGATGTCTACAATATTTGGTACTTGCATTATAACATATTCTGTGCCTCTTGTAAATCCTGCTGAATGTAAAGCGTCTTCAATACCGTCTACTACATAATCATAACTAAAAGGATTATCGTCCTGTGCAACTGTTCGCCCAGCACCAGCATCCTGCCCAACAATGAAACTTACGTTACGAACCATAATACATACTTGCCCAGTTTCTGCATATGCTCGTTTGAATAATTCAGTATGACCGTCATGCCACGGCTGCCACCTCCCAAGTAGCATAGTAGTTGGTTTTTGTAAATCAAACATTATTTTCTTTCCATTGCTGATATCTTTTTACAGCAAGCATTAGTGTATTATGGGTATCTGTAAACCATTCCTTAACATGGTAATCTACTTGATTAGGCTTTTCAAAAATACCGTTGGTATCTTTAAATTTACTTTCTTTAATAGTATCCATCCATACTGTAAAATCAGGTTCAAAAGCGGCGCGCGCGGCTTCTGTGGGGCATACAAAATCCGTAACCGCAATCTTATTAGCCATCACAACACCATCAGATAAGTGTTTCATGCGAACTGCTTGGCGTATTCTTCCAGATAAACTAAAGTCCCAATCGTTATAATGTGAGCGAATATCATCTGCATTAATATGCACACCGCCTATCAGTTCTGCAAATGGTTTTGCTAATGTAGATTTACCACTTCCAGGAAGCCCAAAAATTAGTATTTTCATTAATTAACCCTTATATTCCTTTAAAACACCAAGAACGTTTGTAATTAAAAATATTGTTGCATGCGCAAACATAATACCAGACATAACTTCATATCCTAAAATATATGTCTGATAAGAAGATGTTAAATATAACAAAGCTACTAATATGGAAATGCTATGATTGAGATCTGCATCTTTATTTCCAATATTTTTTTCAATAAATCCGGAAAATAAACTTGCCGCCGCAACAGATTGCATAAATGCCATATAACACATCAGTGCCATAACTGGATACATTGCCCAGATTACACCTTGTGATGAAGCAAATAAAGCAGCTGCTTGTACCAGCGCGTTTATGGTAGCGGAATATGGGTTACTTGAAAACAACGAACCACCTTTTTTGTTTATTATGTGTTTAATACAGTTTTTAATGCTGTTACTAATTCCATCATCATAACATCTGTATGATAAGGAGTTGGCGCAATTCTCAATCTTTCGGTACCAGCTTCAACTGTAGGACTGTTAATTGCTTGGATGTATATACCATATTCGTTAAGAAGTCTATCACTTGCTTCTTTTGCCTTAAATGCGTCATTTACCATAATTGGAATAATATGAGTGCATGCGTTTGGATGAATTGGTATATTACGCGCTAATAGCATACGCTTTAGTTTTTTTGTTTTTGATTGGTGCTCATCTCTAAGCGATTGAT